CTATAAAGAGCCTTCCTCTACTCTATACCAGATGCTACAATTCGTGGCTGCTGCTGGTCAGAAGTTTGCGGATAGCACAGAACAAGTTATTTCTGATGCTGCCTCCTATGGACCCGTTGGAACTACAATGGCCTTGCTGGAAGCATCCAGTAAGTTCTTTTCCTCAATTCATAAACGATTACATAAATCACAGAAAGATGAATTTAGAATACTTGCCCGTATAGATTACGATTATTTACCAAATGAATATCCTTATGAAGTACCCTTTGAAGACAGAAGTATATTTAAAAAGGACTTTGATGGTCGGGTAGATATTGTTCCGGTATCTGATCCTAATATTCCATCTAATGCACATCGTATGATGTTAGCTAATATGGCTTTGCAGATGGCCCAACAGTCACCACCAGGAATGTTTAATCTTGAAGCATTGAATAGAACAATTCTTCATGCAGCCAATATGCCAAATCTGGAAGAAATACTTCCTGTTAAAATGGAACCACAAGCAATGGACCCTGTATCTGATATTCTTGCTGCAACAAAAGGCATACCAATTGCCGCATTTCCAGGACAGAATCATGATGCACACATCCAGGTAAAAATGGCTTATCTGCAAGATCCCACAAATGGTGCCAATCCCATAATGCAAAGAGTTAGACCTATTCTGGAATCAAATATACAAGAACATTCTGTTATGAAATATCAGGAACAGGTAAATGGAATGACCACGTTGGCAATGGAACAACAAGGAGGTCAAGGCCAAGATCCAAGTCAGATTGAAATGGTAATGGCACAGGCTGCACAACAAGTTATGAATGCAAATCAGGCTATGGGTCAGGCACAATCTCCTGAACAACAACTTGTGGCATTAGAACAAACTAAAGTAGAACTTGAAAAAGAAAAGATAAAAATTAATGCGGCTGTTCAGAATGCAGAATTTAATCTTAAAGCCAAAGAACTTGATATGAAAGAAAATGCTCAATTAATTGATCTTGCTGAAAATACTTCCTCAATGGAATTCAAGAAAGAAAAAGCAGAAGCAGATCGGTTAAGTAAAGAATCAATGAAATCACTTGACTTACTCGCTAAAATAGCATTAGAACAATCTAAAAATGATTTAATTGATGTAAAACAATCACAAGATTTATTAAAAGAAATTCTTAAACAAGAAGCAATAACAGAAAAAGATTTGGCTTTAAATGAAATGAATAACTTATCTAAATTATTGCAAATTCAAGAAGTTCAAGATAGAACTGATTCACGACATGCAGAAACTTTATTAAAAGATTTAATTGAAAGTGAGGAAAAAAATGATGAATAAAGGTAAAGGTTATCCTGAACATGTAAAGAACACTGATAAAAGTTTTGGTGATTCTTTTAAAGAAAATGTTCAGGGGAAACGTAGTATGGCTGCTGCTTTAAATAAATATGACAAGTCTTCCTACGAGTTTCCCAATCCAATGAAAAAAGCTAAAAAGGGTCGTTCTTAAAACTAGATATGGATATCTGGGATGAAGTAGTATCCGAATATAATGAGGAAATAAATCGTTTGAGAATTGGATTAGCTCAAGGAATAGCGGAAGATTTTCCTCATTATCGACAGGTTGTTGGTTCCATATCTGGAATTGAATGGGCCAGAAATAATTTAACCGATATTATTAAGAAGCGTATGTATAAGGAGGATGAAGAGTAGTATGCAACAAGTAGGTTTAGGTGGTGCGATGAAGAATGATCTTTGGATTACGGACTTGGAAGAACTTTCAGATCCTAGTCCTCTTCCTGATTTACCAGGATTTCATGTATTAGTTCGCCCCATATCAGTAAAAAGTGTAACCAAAGGTGGTATCTTTATACCAGACTCAACTAAGGATGACATGTCATATCTAACCACGGTAGCACATGTACTTGCTTTGGGTGATCTGGCCTATATGGATAAAGACAAGTTTCCCGCAGGTGCTTGGTGTAATGTGGGTGATTATGTATGTTATGGAAAACATGCAGGAACAAAGCTTTTTTATAAAGGTGTTCGCCTAATTCTTCTCTTTGATGATCAAATTATCATGAAAGTAGAAGACCCAAAAGATTTAGATCCAACATTTAATTTAGGAAAAGGGTCTAGTTAAAAAAATGTGTGGTATAATAGTAACATCGTTAAATCGTTTGTTTCGTAAACAACGGAGGTAGTAATGAGTGAAAAAGATGAATGGAATGAAATTGACGTATCTGAAAACAATGAAAATGTTGAATTTGAAGTTGAAGAAGAAGAGGTAGTTCAAAGTAATTCTGAAGAAAATGTTGAGAGTCAAGAACCTGAACCAGAACCGGAACCGGAAGTCGAATCTAAATCTGAGGAAGCTCCTCAAGAGTTAGAAGGTATTGAAACAAAAGGCGCTCAAAAAAGAATACGTCAACTTGTACGACAACGGAAAGAACGTGAAGAACAGATTCAAGAACTTTTAAATCAAAATCAAATTCTTCAAAATGAGTTAAATACGAAAAGTAATCAAGTTAATCAAATTTCTAAATCAAGTTTGGATACTTCGGAAAAACAACTTACTGATAAAGTTCAATTAGCTCGTTTAGCTTATATGGAAGCATTTGAGGATGGAGATAAAGAAAAAGTTCTGCAAGCCCAGGAAATATTAAATGATGCACAAGCAGATTTAAAAACAATTTCCAAACAAAAATTTAATTATGAACAAATGGAACAACCAGAACAAAAAAGAATTGAAGATTTTCCTCAACCAGCAGTTCCAGATCCTAAAGCTAGAGATTGGGCGCAAGAAAATGAATGGTTTGGGGAAGATAATGTAATGACAGCAGCAGCACTTGCTATTGATGCTGAATTAAAAGAACAAGGATATGATCCAAAAGATGATGAATTTTATCAAGAAATTGATTCAAGATTGCAAAAAACTTTTCCACAAAAGTTTGGAGAAGTTCAAGAACGTGTGCAGGAAAATACGTCAAAACCTGCTCAAGTGGTATCGGGGTCTTCACGCTCGTCCCCGTCCTCCGGTAAAAAAGTCAAACTTTCAAAAGAAGATGTGAGATTGGCTCAGAAATGGGGTATTCCGCTTGAACAGTATGCTGCCGAAAAGCTTAAAGTTACACAAGCTGACGGTGAGTATACTACTGTAAATTAGAGCCGTGGAGGAACTAAAATGACAACACGAAATGAAACACGTAGCGAGACATTAAGAGAACAGAATCTAAGAGAAGAAAACTGGACCTTTGAAGAACCTAATGCGCTAACAATACCTGATCCTGTACAAACAAGATTTGACAATCAGGGACTAGCGTTACGTTGGATACGAATCTCCATCAAAGGTAACGATGACCAAAAGAATGTAGGTAATAAACTACAACTTGGATGGGAGTTTGTATCTCCAGATGAAGTTCCAGAAATGGCTCTCACATCCTTCGTGCGGGATGAAGGCAGGTATCAGGGAGCAGTCTGTCGTGGAGATGTAGCCCTGGTTAAAATGCCAGCCGGAAAAGTGAACTCTCGAAGGAAGTTCTATGAACAGAAGGCTAACGATCAAATGGATGCGGTAAATGCACAGTTGATGAAGAGTTCTGATTCAAGAATGCCTATTACAAATTCGAGTCGTTCTGTAACAACAAAGGGGCGAGTTCCTAGTTTTCAGGACTAGCTCCTATAACAATAAGGAGATGAAACAATGTCTACTACTAAAGCATTTCGTGGTTTCATTCCTGCTCGTAAAATAGGTGGCAACTACAATAATGAAGCTGTCACTGATATGATCTCGCTTACCTCAACGGGTATGACGGGTTCACCGACTAATAACATTTTCACTGGAGATCCAGTAGTAATGCCTGGTGCAAACTTCACTACTATTTCTCCTTACATTGCTGCAACACTTAAAGCCTCTGGTGTTTTCATGGGTTGTCAGTATGTGGAAAATGGAGAACAAAAGTTCTCACGTTATTGGAATGGCGGGACAAGTGCCACGGACATTAAATTCTTTGTAATAACTGATCCTGATCAGACTTATTACATTCAAGCTTCTTTATCTTTGAGTGTAGCAGAATTGCTTCCGGTAAAGAATTACAACGTAACTGTAAGCTCCACTGCAAGTTCTGGTAGCACCGTTACAGGTCAGTCTAGTTACTACCTTGATGGCGCATCTGGAACAGAAGCTACGGGTGCTGTACGGGTAATTGGTAAAGCGAAGTATCCTGATGAAAAGGATTCGGATGCTTATCCGATTGTCGAAGTTTGGATTAACCAACATCGTGACCGTTACGTAACCGCAACGGCTTCAACGGCTTAATAGGGAGGATTTATTATGGCTATTAATAGAGCTAGTATTAGCAAAGAACTCCTTCCTGGTCTTAACGCCGTTTTCGGAATGGAGTATGGAGAGGTAAATAATGAGCATGAGCCTCTTTTTGAAATTGAAAACTCAGACCGTGCGTTTGAAGAAGAAGTACTCTTCACAGGTTTCGGAACCGCCCCCACGAAAGGTGAAGGTGCTTCCGTTTCTTATGATGATGCACAGGAAAGCTACACAGCCCGTTATACGGCTGAGACTGTAGCTCTTGCCTTTGCTGTCACAGAAGAAGCAATGGAAGATAATCTGTATGATACGTTTGCCAAACTACGTGCAAAAGGTCTTGCCCGTGCAATGGCGAATACCAAACAGGTTAAAGCAGCGAATATTTTCAACAATGGTTTCTCTGATACTATTGGTGATAGTGCTGCCTTCTTCTCTGCCGCACATCCAACTATTTCTGACGGTAATCAGTCCAACCTTTTGGCTGCGTCTGATCTGGCAGAATCAACCCTTGAAACAGCATTAACATCTATTCAGAAGATCAAAGATGATCGTGGTATTCTGATTGGTGCAAGTGCAGTTTCGCTACATATTCCAGTTGACTATTGGGCAGTAGCAGATCGTGTTTTAAGTAGCCCTGGCAATACTCAGACGAGTGCTGCTGATGCGAACCCAAATACGAATGCTATTAACGCAGTACGTCATATGGGTATGGTTCCTGAAGGTTACTTCATTAACAGGCGTCTAACCGATACGGATGCTTGGTTTGTGAAGACTGACGTGCCGAATGGTACAAAAATGTTTGTCCGTTCTCCACTTCAGACTAAAATGGAGCCTGACTTCGATACAGGAAATCTGCGATTCAAAGCCCGTGAGCGTTATAGCTTCGGTGTCTCTGATTGGCGTGGTTTCTTCGGAAGTGCTGGCTAATAACCTGGTAAGAGGGAGTGGTGTAATGCCACTCTCTCCTTACTTATAAGGAGAAATTATGTCTACTAATATTAAAGTTGCTATAGCCACAGGGGATGCTGTATTAAAATATGTAGACGATGATACAACGGTAGGAAGTAACGGAACGGCTGATGCCAATCTTCCAAGTACTACCCGTATCATTGCAATACATGCATTGGCAACCGCTGCTGGATCTTATTCTATTAAGGGACAGAGACAGATTACAAATAAAACAGCCGAAGGAACTGCAATTAAGTTTCAGGTAGCTGCCAATGAAGCCAGTGATATTTATATTGGTGAGCTTGGCGTAGCTGTTTATGGTGTAGTCAGTGTATCTGGTCCTACGGATGGTTGTGTTCTTACTGCAATGTTAGGCTGATTATGCCCGCTTATTCATATTTAAAATCTGATATTATCAATACATCAGAAAATGATTCAACTGAATTTGCAAATCAGATTCCTAATTTTATAGATAAGGCAGAAAGACGTTTAACGTATTATCTGGATGATTATGGTATGGATGAATATATGAATGTATCTGTATCTTCTGGTAATGCTGCCTTAGTAACATTAAATGATCGTACTCGTATTGTACGAAATATAAATTATGTTGTTAGCAATGGAACAACTGTTACTAATCTTCTTCCAAGAACTATAGAATATGCAAAAGATTATTGGCCCGTTAGTGCATCTGTGGGAACTCCCAGATATTATTCCAGAACAAATAATACGAATATAAAAATTGTTCCAACACCCACCTCAACTATCACCGCAGAAATTCAAACTCAATCTCGTCCTTTAGCTTTATCTTCCGCAACAGGAACAAGTGTAACAACTTCAAATTATTTTAGTGAATATTGTTACGATGCTTTATTCCAAGCTTGCATGTTGGAAGCAACTATATTTATGAAAGATTGGAATACTGTTCAATTCTGGAAAACAACATATGATGAAAGTATTAATGGATTAAGAAATCAGGCCAGACGAACTAGACAGGATGATATGGCAGTAGCTGCAAGTCCTGCTGGCGGTGCAGACACTATAATACAAGGAGCAAGTTAATGGCTTATTCATTTAAGAAACAAACACATAAAAGTAAAGGTCGGGCTGGTAAAATACCTCATCCAGGAGGAGCAAGCCCCCATAGTGGTGCCAGAAAAAATAAATTAAGGAAAGTTTTAGAAGCAAGAGAAGATAGCTTTGCTAAAAGAAAAAGAGAAGAAAATAAAAAAAGGAAACCAAAATCTTTTTCTGAACTTTATAAGCCAAAACCCCCACCCCGTCAAGCAGAAGTTTATGAACGATGGAACCCAAAGAAGGATGAAGATAATAAAAATAAACCGAAAGTTAAGTTAGTAATACCAGAAGAAATAAAACCAGTTACGCCTGAGAAAAAATATGGTGGTAAAATTACATATAAAATGTCAGGTGGTCAGGTTGTAGATTCTAGTTATGATTAACAGATCAAGTATTAGACAACAGGTTATGAAATCTAAAACAAAACGTAAACCAAAGTTGGGTAAAAAACTAGCAAAAAAGGGACGTAAATCATGAGTAATATAAAAAAACAAGGTGCAAAAAAAGGAATTAACTGGCTTAATAAGACATTACAAAGATCCAGAAAAGAATGGTCTGATGCTAATAAAATAGTTAAAGCAAATCCAGATAATACAGATGCACTTAAATATAGAGACTCAATTGAAAAAACAGGGCAACAAATAAGTTCTTTATTAGATAATATGAAAAAAGGAAATATTGATGCAGCCGTTTTAGATAAAAGTATTATATCCCGAATTCCTTCAAAAGGTTATACAGGACCAAAAGAAGGTTTGACTATATCAAATTTAATAAATCAGGTTTCAAAAGAAGTACCAAAAACAAAAAAAGCTGTATCTAAAACCAAACCAAAAAGCCAAACTAAAAAAACTAAACCAAAATCTAAACCAACAATAAAAAAACAGGCGGGTGGTCGTTTAGATCAATCAGTTGTTTGGGATCTTTATAATTAAATATAAAGGGGATATTAAATGAGTAATATAAAGAAAACAAATGTTAAAAAATTAATTAATCAATTAAAAAAAGAATTAACAGAAAAAGCACAGCATCAAGAAAAAATTAAGGATCAACTTAAACTTTCTTCCGATGAGCTAATGAATTTTCATCCTGATGCAGAGTATATGCTGCATGAAGATCTTGCAGAGATAACTAAGGATATTCAAGGTTTAACACGTCAGCTAACAAAAGCAAATAAGACTTTGGGTAAACCAAAAACTCCTAAATCAAAAGCTAAACCAATGATAAAAAAACAGGCTGGTGGTCGTTTAGATCAATCGTTTGTTTGGGATCTTTATAATTAAATATAAAAAGAGATATTAAATGAGTAATATAAAGAAAAAAAACGTTAAAATATTAATTAATCAATTAAGAAAAGAATTAAGGGAAAGAAGAAATTTTAAAAAAGACATTGAGCAAGAGATTAGGAATAGGCCCGAACTGTGGGAGAAAGATATAGACCCTGGGTATTCATACGATGACTTACCATTCCCTGGTGATCAGTATATATCTGGTCGGGAACATCTAGTTGAAGTAATAAAAAATTTAAAAAATCAGATAAGAGAAGCAGAGAAGACTTTGGGTAAACCAAAAACTAAATCAAAAGCTAAACCAACAATAAAAAAACCTGTAATGAAAGTAAAACGGCGCATGGGTGGAATAGTTACCAGAGGTTATGGTAAAGCTTTACGTGGTTATTAAATATAAAGGAGATACAAAATGAATAATAAAACTACCAGTGTTATTACTACACCTTCTCAAGTTTCTGAAGAAGTTGTGGGTGGAACTCCTTGGATTGGAATAGGTCTGGCAATTTTAGTTGTTGGATTTATGGGATATATGATTTGGAAAAAATTTATAAAGAAGTCAAAGGAGAAATAAAATGCCAGGACCGCATACACTTATTAAACGGCCTCATAATCTGGATGAGATTGTGGGAAGACCAACAGGACAAGGTTATGGTGCTGCTCGTAAAGGACCAGATGTTAAGGGACCGCCACAGGATGTCGTTGTTGATGAAGATTATCAGCAAGGGAAATCCTTTAAAATAGAGGATTAGATATGGCTGATAAACCAAAACGCAGATCAAAAGCAGTTAGTCCTCGTATTAGAAAGGCTATTACT